ATGTTCATCTAATTAGTAAAAGCGGAAACTACTCTCTTACCCCAAGCTTTGAAGAGGGATGTTTTAATCTTAGGGGGCTAAAGCTAGTTAAACATGCCTTCCAGCACTATTGCCCTAAGAATGCCTCAATCGTCTTAGACCCCATGTGCGGCATGGGATACACTGCGCAAATCACTAAAGACATGGGCCTGATCTTTCGAGGAAACGAACTTAATCAGAAAAGACTTGATAAAACTATAAAGCGTTTGAAGAGTTGAAAAAAATTTATTTATCAGAAGATGTTTACGAAGCGGCGCTCAATCGGATGCGGTGGCTGTTCGATGAGTTTAAGAACGTAATTATCTCATCGTCTGGCGGTAAGGATAGCACGATCATAATGCAGCTTGCGCTCAAGGTAGCGGAAGAGAAAAATCGACTGCCGATTAAGATGGTCTTCTTGGATCAAGAGGCGGAATGGCAAAGCACCATTGATTATTTACGCAAAGCTATGGCGGACCCACGGATTGAACCTGTTTGGATACAGTGTCCTTTTAAGCTCTTTAACACTACGTCAATCAAGGAGCCTTGGCTAATGTGTTGGAAAGAGGGCGACAAGTGGATGAGGGAGAAGGAGCCTTATGCGATAAAGGACAATGTATTCGGCACAGACCGCTTTAGAGACGTTTTTACGCACGTTCTAGATTACTTGCACCCCAACGAACCCGCTTGTTTTCTCGCGGGTGTACGAGCAGAAGAAAGCCCTAGACGCGCCATCGCTATGACGGCAGATCCAACCTACAAGAACATAACCTACGGCAAGCAGCTCAACAAAAAGAAAGACCACTATACGTTCTACCCAATCTATGATTGGTCGCTTAGTGATGTTTGGAAGGCAATAGAGGTCCATAAGTGGCGTTACAACCTACTGTATGACAAATTATATCGCTACGGGATAGCTCCTAAAAACATGAGGGTTTCAAATTTGCATCATGAAACCGCCGTTCACAATCTTTTCTTTCTTCATGAGATCGAACCAAAGACATGGGAAAAACTCACAAATAGGCTTGCGGGCATTCACACGACCAAACACATAAAAAAAGAGGAAATGACGGCGGTGCGGTCTTTGCCTTATATGTTTAGGGATTGGATCGAATATAGGAATTATCTTACTGACAATCTTATCACGATAGATCACAATCGAAAAAAATTTCATAAGAAATGGCATAAAATGGATTTGCTTTATGATGAGATCGCCCTCCCTGATGAGATGTACAAACATCAAATAAAAGCAATATTAGCAAATGATTGGGAATATGAGCAGCTTAAAAATTGGGAGGAAAGACCCCATGTGATAGCTTATCGCAAATGGAAAAAAGGCACACTATGGATTGGTGATCCAAGCGACCCAAACCTTAGATTGATTAAGGATCAATACAAATGAACATGAAGGCGGACACAACGGAAGTGATCGAAATGCTCAAGCATTCGATTGTTGAAGATTTACGACTGTTCGATGATCAAGAAAAAATTGATTTCCTCAATGAGCTTAAAAGCTTTTTGCATGAGATAAGCCCGTTAGCCGCGCAGCCTGTAGATCTTGTCGAATGGGTGGAGCTTGAGAAGGTAGAGGCCAACAACTACAACCCTAACTCTGTAGCTTCTAAAGAGATGGAGCTGCTACATACTTCGATCAAACACGATGGATACACACAGCCAATAGTCACAATTCACGATAAAAACAAAGATACATATGTAATTATAGACGGTTTCCATAGATACTTCACTTGCAAGAACGCGGAGGACATAAAGGCCGCTAATATGGGACGCTTGCCCGTGGTTGTTTTGCAAAAAGATATAAATGAAAGAATGGCTGCAACCGTCCGCCACAATAGGGCTAGGGGATCACACTCTGTCAATGGCATGTCAAATATGGTATTTAAGATGTTAGATAACGGTTGGCTCGATGAAGATATCTGCAATCATTTAGGTATGGAGGCGGACGAACTACTAAGATTGAAGCACATAACAGGCTTTTCTAAGCTATTTGAAAACGCTAAATACAATAAATCTTGGGTGACGCGAAATCAGGTTTTGCTCAAGAAAAAATATGAGGATGAAATGAAAGAAACTGATCGGGATTGATAGCGAAATGCCTAAGAAAATCACACCAGAGCTTGAAGTCAAAATGCGCGATGAGTTTGTTTTTGGCTATGTAGACGAAAGCGGGGAACGCCGCTATCCAACTATCGAAGCATTACAACGCCGTCATGACGTAGCGATTGCCACACTGAGGAGAAAGGCCGATAAAGGTAGTTGGCAAAGAGAAAAGAATCGCCGTCAAACGGAGATAATGCAAAAGCTCGACGCAGAGCGGCTAAATAGGCTCGTAGAGAGCGGGAAGCGTTTAGACGATACCGCGTTACAACTTGCTCAAGCTATGCTCTCAAGGGTAGGACAAACGCTCCAAGACGCATTTAGCGAACAAATAGACTTTGAGTTGAGAACGGATGAGCTAAGAGAGCTTTCTGTTATTACGATAAACGCGCAAAAGGTTGGAAAGCTTGCGTTAGGTCAGGCTCAAGAAATAAGCAAGGTAAGTGCAGATGTTAGCAACCCCGAAGCCTTCCGAGAGGTTATGGAACAACTTGACGAACTTGCCACGGCAAGGTCATCACGCTACAGGCATACTATACAATGACTGGTTAAAGACGGCTAGAGATAGCCAATATACCCCGCCAAAAGACATCTATGGAGATTGGCAAGTTTGGCTTATTCTTGCAGGGCGTGGTTGGGGTAAGACACGCACGGGCGCAATGGACGTTATATTCTACGCCTTAAGAAACCCAGAAGTTCAAGTCGCCGTTGTCACCCCTACTTTTGGGGATATTCGAAGGACTGCATTCGGCGGCGTTTCTGGTATCCTTAAGTTTCTACCCCGTGAATGTTTGATAAGTGGTACAGGTCGAGGCTATAACGCAACATCGTCAGAGATAAATTTGTACAATGGCTCAAAGATTATGGGGTTCTCTGCAACGGAGCCTGATAGATTGCGCGGCCCGCAATTCCACCGCGCATGGTGTGACGAAATAGCTGCATGGCAATACCCCGAAACATTTGACCAGTTGATGTTTGGTTTGCGATTAGGTGAAAACCCACAATGTGTAATCACAACAACGCCAAAGCCTACGCCGATTATTAGGGGTTTACTCAAACGAAAGGGCGGAGTGGTTATCACTCGGGGTAGCACATTTGAAAACGAAGCAAATCTAGCTCCCGCAGCGGTTGCTCAATTAAAAGACAAATACGAAGGAACAAGGCTAGGACGGCAAGAGCTTTATGCAGAGGTACTAGATGATCTTGAGGGGGCACTGTGGACCTATTCAATGCTTGAGCCAATAGCGTGTAGCTTAGAAGAACAGCCGCAATATGTACGAACGGTCGTGGCTATTGATCCCGCCGTCACAAGCCATTCGGAAAGCGATGAAACAGGAATAATAGTCGCAAGCCTTGGTGAAGATGGGCAATATTATGTAAGGGCAGACGAAACAATGCGAGGAAGCCCTGACGCTTGGGCTAGAAAAGCTTGCGCTCTTTTGGACCAGTACGAAGGGGACAGGATCATTGCGGAAGTAAACAATGGTGGCGATTTGGTGGAAAAAGTGATAAGAACTATTGACAGGTCTGCACCATATACGGCGGTAAGGGCTTCGCGTGGTAAGATAGTTAGGGCGGAGCCGATAGCGGCGTTATATGAACAAGGCAAGGTAAAGCACGTTGGAAAATTAAAAGAGCTTGAGGAACAGATGACAAGTTACACTCCTACCACTAGCAAGTCTCCTGACCGATTGGACGCCCTTGTATGGGCGCTTACGGAACTCTCAAGATCATCTGGTCAAGCAGTTTGGAGAGTAAGCTAATGGCAACACTAAGGCAGAGGTTTGCGGCGTTCTTGTCCCCAGACATTTCGACAAAAGAAGCTCCACAAGTTCACATAAGCGGGCCAACATATACCCAAGGCAAGCGAGACAATTTTAAAAGCTATGCAAAAGAAGGCTACAAAGAAAACGCTATTGTTTTTCGGTGTGTTAATGAAATTGCAAATGGGGCGGCGGCTATTCCGTTTTGTGTATATCAAGGGGACATAAAGCTAGATGCTCATCCTTTGATTTCGCTTCTTGCAAGACCCAATCCACTACAGGCGGGTGTTGAGTATTTTCAAAGCCTTTACAGCTATCTTCTTTTATCGGGAAATAGTTATGCTCTAACGTCCGATGTAAACGGCGTTCCTAATGAGCTTTATATATTACGCCCTGATAGGATCGAAATAGAGCCAAGCGAAACGGCTATTCCTAAATCTTATAAATACAAAATTAACAACCAAGTTGTTAAAACGTATCCCGCCGATCCCGTAAGTGGTGCGGCAGAGGTGAAGCACTTTAAGTTGTGGAACCCCTTGGACGATTACATGGGTCTTTCGCCACTAACTGCCGCAGCTATGGATGTAGATCAGCACAACATGATTGCCAAGCACAACATTGCTCTTCTCGCTA